CTGTCACCACCCTTGACTACAAATTCTGCAACTGCCTTAGGGGCAGTTCTGCGTACAGCACCAGATAGTGCAGCAGCGGTGCTACCTGCATATACTTTGTGCAATTCGATTGTAGTGGTGCTCGTCACTTGCTTAACAATATAAGCGACGTTAGATAGTTCTAAGATGTCGCCCACGACGACAGTATCAGCAGCATTTTTCGTAACAGTGGCGTCACCATTGGTGACCGCTACATTGTTTGCGAAGGTTGCGGCATCAATTTTTCCAAATACAGCCATTGTTCTTCCTTTAGTGAAGGTTGTTCCTATATGTTATTTATAAATTAGGGGAGGTTGCCCTCCCAAGGATTATTCTTCGCGGGTTTTGATGGCAGCAACAACAGATGCCAGCAGTTTATCGTCCATATCAGTCTTAGTCAACTTGACTGCCTTGCCAAGGATGACTAGACAAATGTCAATCAACTTTTCTCCGAGTTCTTCGTTCTCGGGGATCTTTGCGACAGCATCGGTAATAATCTTCGACGCTAATGGGAGTAGGAATCCTAACATAATTCGACCTAACGGTGTACTACTCTATATAGCGTCAGTCAGGAGTAAACTTGCGATCCTTCATGTATCCCCACTTACCTTTGTGTAATGCACGGACACCTTTCTTTGTTAGGGTTCTAGTCTCAGACTTTTTACCCTTATCACTAATAAAATCTTTGTAACGCTTGCCATGTTTCATGCGAGCGTCACGTTCCTTGTTGTCCTTCTCCTGCTTTTCCAAACGCTTCATTGCCTTAGGGTCAGTAAGGTATTTTGAAGACAGTTCGTGAAGCGGTTTCACTTTGCCATTCTCCCTTGACTCTTAGAGTCAAAGTCTTGAGTCATCTGCATCATCTTTTGCTTCATACGGTCCTTAGACTTTTCCTTGGCTTCTTTATCATCCACCTTAGATTTTTCTGGTGCCGCACATGCTCCCTCGTCAACTTCTTCAGGAGAGTTTTCAACTGCTCCTTCGCCTTTCGGTACGTTACGACGTGCTTTCTTAAGTTCATCAAGAGCTTGCTCTTTCATCTTGATGAGTTTGCCGCGTACCTTACGACGGTTATGCAGATAACGATCGGATTTAGTGTTTGATTTCCCGTCATTGTCGATGTCGCTATCTTCGCGACCAACGGGATCTAATTTTTCTTGCATGAGATCTTCCTTTTTAGGGTTCAAGATAACGTTCCCTTTCTTTTTAGAGGGTTCACCCTCTTGTTTACGATTGGGTTGCTTGTTATTTAGGGTCATTTGATTCTCCATCTTTTACACCCTCGTATTTAATAGCATCACGCCATGAATAGGACTCACCCATTCTACGTGCAACACCACGAGCACCACGGGACACAGAACGTGCTGCACCACCGATTGCTTTCTTCAGACCAGACTTAATTCGGTCACGGAGACGAGTGCGGGGTTTGGATGAACCAGCAGAAGAACCACTGTTGTTGGAACTAGAGCTGGAACCTGAAGAGGATCCGTAACTTGATCCTGAACTAGAAGATGAACCAGAGGAGGATGAACCACCACCTGAAGAACTAGAACTAGACGACTTGTTACGAGCAGCAGCATAACCAGAGGCAAAACCTCCAGCAGCACTACCTGCTACCTCTCCTGCACCACGGGCAACCTTCTTAGCACCACTCTTAATAGCACTACCAGCACCCGCTACAGACGAACCTGCTTTCTTAGCAGCAGATCCGACAGATGAACCTGCGCTCTTAGCGGCAGATCCAACTGCTTTTGCACCTGACTTAACGGCAGAACCCGCTGACTTAGCAGCAGAACCGACTTTCTCGCCAGCGTTGACTGCCTTACCTGCGACGGTACCAGCGGCACCACCAACTTTTGCTGCAGCAGATTTAACTGCTGCTTTAATCTTCTCCTTACGGAGGTTACGACGACCTGCTTTTGCTTCAGGAGTCTTGGATGCATCCTTAGATGCCTTGACAGCAGAGTCATAATAATCCTCAGAGAGGAGAGTCATGCTCTCTACCGATTGGAGTGCTTCACTGAGGAGACCTTCGTGATCCAACTCGACGAACACTTCTTCACAGATTGCTTCAATCTCCTCAAACGATAGGAGATCGATCTCATCGTCATCAAAGTCGATGAATGCACTGAAATCAATAGACTCCTTCGCAGTCTTCGCTGCCTTTTTGAAAGCATCCTTTGCGGGATAATCTTTCTCGCCAGGTTTAGCAGCACGTTCGCCACGAGCACGTTTAGCGTGGATGTTGGCGTAGAGTCCGCCTCCTTCCTCAACGTATTCGACTTCTTCATTCTTCTTCTTGAGTGCTGCCTTACGGAACTGAAGATCGATCCGTGATCCTCTGTCCATCTTACCCTGACTTGCAGGTTTCTTAGAACCGCCAGCAGTTTGAGGACCAGCATCACTGCTAGTTCTTCTGCCCTGAGCATACCTAGATCCACTGGACTTAGAGTCACCAGAGATCATCTTGCCTGCATCAGATCTACCGTCCTGATACTGCTTCTCAGTCTGACCGTGCTTGCCCTTATACAGTTCGTCTAATTCTTCTTCTTTGACACAGTTAGGGACATCTTTACCGCCCTTTTTCTTTGTGCCCTTTGCCTTGTAACCATCCCAGCAAGAATCAGCACCCACATTCTTACGTGCTTGCTTCATTCCTTCGATGATTTCTTCAGCATCGATACCAACAACTGCTTCCTTGGTGACTACACCAATATCTGCAGGTTCCTTGGCAGACTTTTTACCATCCTTACCAAGCACACTATAGCGACCGTCACCACGACGACCAGTGATTAGAAGTTGGGTACCGCCTGCCTGAATAACGCGACCGATGTTACGATCATCACTCTTCTTGGCCATGATGGCATCTTTTTCTGCTGGGAAACCAGCATACCCTTCAAGTACAACTTCCTCAACTTCGTCAAGGATAGACTGCACTCTTTCTAGACCTTCTTTAAGTCTATTGCTCGATGGTAATGTACCAGCCTCAGCATGATTCATGATTTGCCTCTGCTCATACACAGAGTAACCCATCATTGCTGCTGAGATACGAATATCACGGGACATGTCTTTGCTTGTCGTTTAATATGTACTATTTAGTCTTGACAGACTTTGAGTTCTTAGTGAAATCGCTGAACTTTTTAATTTCTTGTCCAGGAGTCATCTGTTGAACTGCCATTCTATATGTATCGGTTCCAATTTTCCAATCATTACCGCTGCCATCATCGGCAGATTTATTAGACTGATCGTTTACCTCAGTGACATGATGCAACCATGCACGATGCTCACCACCTAGACCATCTTCCATGATGATGTAGTTAGGACCACGATGTACGACAGCACCAGTAATACCAGTGTCGTCATGCTCTACAATTGCACCCACCTTAAAGATATGATCCAGCATATACCAGTCACGGAAGGATGCGAAGTCTAGTTTAGGTGCATACTCCCAGACAGATTCATGAACCGTAGACTTGGCCTTGGCACCTTTCTTCGCTTTAGCGGGAGGTGTCATGCCTGCCTTGACTGCCTGCATCATTGCCATGCTGTGCTTAGGTGTCATGTGCTTTGTCATTCCACCATGGAATGAATCATGATCATCCTTGGATGTATGATCACGCATCTTGCTTGCACTCAAGTTCTCGATCGGATCATCCGAATCATCCTTACGAGCACCAGCAGATTTAATGTTAATACTTTTGAAGTTATAGTGGTTGCCGTTGTACTTGTTGAGAAGAGATTCAAACTCTTTCACACGGTCATCACCCACAACCATAGTGACATGTTCATGACCCTCATCATTAAGGTCACGCATTATGTCAAAGATGTTTCTATGCGATTCATTATTTTGAATTGCTTTCTCATGGTCAGGGAACATTTGACGCATGAACCCAACCTTCTCATGTGCAGACAGAGGATTCTTTTTATGATCCTGACTGCGTGAAGGGTACACACGATAGTTTCCTGAGTCTCCACTATGAGATTTCACAGCGTCAAGCAGTTTACCATGTCCAGCGTGAGGTGGGTTAAACCTACCAAACGTGATGGCAACATGCTTGTCTTGTGGTTGTTCAGTTTTCTTTTTTGTGGTTGCTTTGGCAGCGGATGCTGCTGCTTCCATCAAGAATTTCTTAAATTTCATCCCCAGTCTTTTGCTACTGTGAAGTTTGCTCTAGAGAACTCTAGTCTATCAACTAATTTTACCGCGCCTCCGTCCTTGATGGCAACAAAACCTTCAGGACTTGTAACTCGATAACCATTTTCATCTTCAAGGAAAGTGCCAACGCCTTCAATTCGTTTCAAGCGATTGATGATCTGCTCCTTAGCAGTCATCAAATTTTTGAAACCAGAAAGTGAAGCATAGATAACACTCTTGTTATTATTTAGGTAAGTAATGGCGTCTGCCTTTTTCTTTTCCCAATCCTTCTTAGATTTCTCTGTCTTTTTCTTATCGATTTCCTTGTCATATCTAGAAGATAAGAACTTGATAAACCCAGTAGTCATCGCTTGAGAACTACTAGGAATGGTACCACGTCTGATGACATCATTGAAGTAGATCTTAAAGACAGCAGCATAGTCAAAGGATTTCTTACCACCACCAACAACATTCAAGAAGTTCTTACCTGTAAGGAGGTTTTGCTTAGCAACCCTGATGCTGTTGTTGATCTTGATCAGTTCTGTATTGCTGAGGTTTGCCTTGCCGTTGACGTTATCAAACTGAGCAGAGAATACCGCAACAGAACCAACACCTTGTAGACCACTAACATCAACACCAAAACTAGCAGACATCTCAGGAAGAGATGCACCAACATACCTAGTGTGGAACACGATACCTAGTTGACTAGCAGCAACCTTTTTACCCATGAGAGTATCCTTCTCAACACAGTATGTAATTGTGTTAGGACGGAACTTGTAGCACTTCTTACCACCCATGGTGACTAGCGGTGGAGTCGATGTGTATAGCAGGTCACCTTGGATAACACCTTGGATAGGTAACTTAGACAACTGGGACAAACACATCTTGAGTTTGTCTTTGATAGGGTGGTCACCATACCACATATCAATGTCCTCATTGGTATAGCATACCTTGGGTTCTCCCTTGGCAAAGACAGACTTTGTACCAACAAAGAATGCACCAACCTGAGGGTCAGTACCACAGAAGATAGCAGGTGCACCGTCCCACTTGACAGTAACCTTGGTCTGTGTACCACCTTTACCAGTGGTCAGCATGTCACGAAGTGATGTTAGAAATGCAATAGCATTCATAGCACCAGCGTAACCGTTGTTGAAGATGTCATCTTCTAGGTGTTCTAGGTGAGTATTCTTACTCATGGTTGTACCCCCACTTTGTCACGATATGGATTACCAATAGTTGACTTCTCCCTCAAATAAAAATTATCTGTCGGTTTCAGATTGTTGCTCAAATGATTCTCCATGTAGAAATTTGGGATACCACCAGGGGCAGCGAACTTGTAGTAGACCACCTCACGCATAACAAACTCAGTCATAATGTCGCGGAAGGTGATGAGTTTTTTGTCTGCACTGAGTTTACGAAGCATGATTTGACAGATGAGTGCTGCGATTCCAACGATGCCAGAGGAGTGTTTAGGAGCGGTCCAGTAATCGATGGCTTCATTATAGAACACCTCTGCCAGTTTCCACCATAGGTCATGTACCACTTCTATATCTGTCTCACCAGGGTCACCGTCCTTAATCATCTTCTGAATATTGTTCACCACCTCAGCAGGGATGTGTGCTTTGATCCTGCCCTCAGTACAACAGAGTTCCAACGCCTTAAAGGATCCCATTCGGACATTATTATCTGCCAATACTTTCAGTAATTTATATTCAAATGTTTTTTTATAGTCCTTTACCCATCTAGCAGATGACTTTGACTGGTCCAGTAGGTTAATAATATCTTGTGGTTTGACTACGTTAGTAGTCTTACTAATCTTTTTAACTGAGAACTGATACTCCCTATCATCTTTGTCATACAGCATGAAGTCAACCAGGGCAAAGTTACCCTCTGTAGGGATGAAGACTTCAGACGTTGCCTTATCTAGATTTGGGAATCCCAACTTCGCTAGTTCACCACTACCACGTTCCAATACACATAGTGGTGCAGTAATCTCAGAGAAGTCTTTCTCGATGTCACTCATGCATGAGATGTATTCACTCTTAGATAGTTCTGCATATGCCTCAGTGAGTTCACGTCTGGCAGCAGGACCATGGTGCATGCAATACTCTGTCAGTTCTTTCAGGTATGTTTTCAATACCATCGGTAGATCATCACGTCTATCGATAGCGTTCAGGACTTTCCTATAGTATGCACTGAATCCTATTCTGATACCTGCAATACCCTCAAAGTCCTGAGGTTTCATGGGACAGTTCTTCTTCTTACCCTTAGCACCCTGACCAGGTTTACCTAGGGCAGTGGTAAGAATCCACCCATGCTTATCTCCATTGTATATAACTTCAATCTTTGGAACATAGTTATCCCCAGTAAGGGGTTTCACATGTACGGGTGTACCCTTCCTGATTGTTCCTACTTTATGTCTGCTAACTGCTCCATCATACACAGGTATTTCTTTCTTAGCGAGAGATTCAAACCCAGATGCATAATGTCTTTTATAGTCAGCCCATGCCTCTTTAATAGTTCTTGCCATGAAAAAAGGAGGGGTTTACCCTCCTATTTATTAATCTTCTTTAACTTCCCATGATCCACCAACACCGCCATCCATGTTAACAACAATGTCTTTCTCTTTCACAGGAGAGTATGGATGCTGAGGTTTGTGTTCTCTATCCATGGGTTGTGATTTAACAAGGTCATCACGAGAGCGATTCTTAATGATAATGAATGCATCTTTATTATACTTGCGATCATCCTTTTGAGATGACCACTTCTTATTGTAACCCTCAGGTTGTTCAATGCCACTCACTTGGGTGCCACCGATCTCAACATGAATATCATCTTTGAATACGTCCCACCCAAGGTCAACGTATGCTTGGCTCAGTCCTTCTTCAGTAAATTTCATAGGATTCCAATGTCGGATCACTCCGCCAATAATAAAACAATTAGTAATAAGATAACTCAGAAATAAAACACTTCGTACAATAGCAATGTAGTTATCGTAGGGTTTTGTTTTGTCATCAGAATAACTTCCCAACGAATACTTCCAAACCCGAAGTGCTTTCTCAACGTCCAAACCTTTTATCCATTTTTAACTTGACATAATACATCCCCAAGATCCAAACGGAGAAGAGGAACCCCTCCCCGTAGGACATAGAGTTCCAAGCGTGTACTGCTCCGTCCATTAGATGTCTCCTTGCTTACGGTGTTCAGAGTGCTCAACAGTAAACTCACCAGTAGGATAACGTGCTGCCAGTTTCAGTGTGTTGAGATAGATCACGTCATCAAGACGAACACCTAGTGCGTGTGCCGCTTGAGCGACGTACCACATAATATCACCGAGTTCTTTCTGAAGGTGTTCTTTGTTCGGTTCGTCATACGCTTTGCCTTGGAACTTGATCTTCTTGACAATCTCCATGAATTCACCTGCCTCCGCAACAAGACCACTTGCAGCAGTATCAAGTCTGGCAAGATTGCACCCACTCGCAACCAACTCCTCAATACGTTCTTGGTAATCAGCAGTCGTTTGTGAATGACGTGAGGTTGTTTGATCAACAAACTCCATGTATTTGTCAAGATCGATCTCAAACTTCTCAATCTTTTTGCCAGAACGCTTCTCCGCAGTCTTCGACTTAATGCGTTTCTTCGTTTCATAGGCACCCGTGACACGCTCATCGTTGGCAACATCATCCGCATTTGTGTAAGCTGAGTCACGAATGTCTTCAGCGTCCGCCGCCATGTTCTCCACTTTGTCCTGTGTCTTAGACGAGAACTGTTCTGCTTTCTTTGCCATTTCTTCATTAGAGTTGGCATCATTGGTTGCTTTAGTCATACTTTTAATTCAGCGAAAGATTTCTTCATAGGCATGTCCACAGCACCATCTTGACCAGAGTCAATGATGTTTTGTTGGGATTGATCACAATCATACAACCTCATCTTCGCTCTGTCAATGCCTATGACAAAGCGTTTGTTCATGGTGGGGTCGTTATATCTATTCTTCAACTGCTTGACCATAATTTGATTTAAGTTCTCCATCTCTTCGGTAGAGATGAGAGCAAACATGATGTCAGCAGTTGCAGGTAGACCAAAGGATTCACTGGTATCAGTGATCTCTACATCAGAATTCCCATAACCTGATCGCGTAGTCTGAGTAGCACTAACGATAGGAACGTTGAACTCACCAGCAAGACCACGGAGTTCTTCAGCGATTGACTTAACATATGTGTATGAGTTGACAATGTTTCCTTTGTAACGTGACGAAGCACAGATATTGAGGTAGTCAACAAAGATGATATGGGGTTTGAACCCCTTCTTCAAACTCAATTCGTTAAGCAAACTCTTGAAGTGATTTGAGTTTGCTGATGCAGTTGGGTACTCCTTGATAACAAGTTTACCCTGAGTCTTTTTATTCAAGACATCGATCTTATTCTGATACTTTGCTTTAGTAAACAGAGGGTCACTCAACGTTTGGATCGAAACGTCCAAGAGGTTGGCGTCAATTCGCTCAGCAATCTTCTCCTCTGCCATCTCACATGTAATGTAGAGAACGTTGAGCCCTTGCAAGAGTGAGGCACCAGCGCAGTGGCACATGAATAAAGACTTCCCGACGCCTGTACCAGCAAGAGCGATGTTGAGAGTTTTATTAGAGAGACCACCTTTTGTGATTTTGTTAAAATAGTCGAGATCAAAGGGAATCTTCTCCTCTTTTCTGTGGTAAAAGTCGTAACGGTCATTTGAATCTTGTAAGTAATCGTGTCCAACATGATCATCAAAACAAACACCAAGTGCATCCGACATGATAGACGGAATTGCGTCCTTGCTGCGTGTTTTATCTTGCCCATCAGCGATCTTAATACTGTCCATAAGAGCAATATAGATCGCCCGTTCCTTACACCACTTTTCAGTGGTATCATACAACCATTCATTGTTGTATTGATCCCTGTCTAGGTTATCAAGGAACGATATAATTTCTTTGTAAGTTGATTCGTTTACATCTTTGCGTTTTTCAACTTCAATGGCAACTGCTGTTGCTTCTGGCAAACCCTCATATTTATCAACGTAAGTAGCGATCTCGTCAAAGATCACCTTCATTGTGTAGTCATCGAAATATTCTTGCTTGATGAAAGGCAAGACTTTTCTACAGTAAGGTTCATCAAGGATGAGTTTACTGAGAACGATAGTTTCAATCTGCATTAGACGTAGTGAAGATAAGTGCCAACGATATACTTGTCATTGCTGACGGGTTTAAGACCAGCGTGAGGATACATCCATGTTGGTGGGAAGATAAGAACGCTGCCTTGCTTTGGTTTTACAGAGTAATCCAGACTGTTAAAGACTGTCTCTCCTCCTTCCTCCACATCGTTCAAGTAAAAGAATAGCACAAGAAAGCGTCGAGCGGAATCATGGTCACCAATATCCACATGAGTGTCAAACCTATCAATTCCATTCGCCTCATAGTGTTTGAGACGAATCTGTTCAATAGTATTCTTGGGTGGGAACCTATCGTTTAACTCCATCTCAATCATGTACCTCTCGGAAGCATACTTGATAGCAACAATTAATTCATTATGTACTTTCGTCCACTCATGATGATTATTCTTTTCTGCTTCTAGAGTGATGTTGATCATGTTAAACGATGGTCGTCCATCCTGATCCCATCGTTCACTCTCAGTGCCCTCTGCAATCTTAATTGCATTACGACATAGATTTACATCTAGAACATCATCGTAGACTTTGATGTAGTCCTTAAGATCCATATCCAAACTCCTTCTTTGCAGATTCATCGAGTGCTTGCATTACTTCGGGCGTGAAATACTTCTCAGGATTGGCAAGAATAACAGAAGGGAAAACACTAGATTCCCCAACAACCACCCTATTCCCCTTCCTTGGGAAGATTCCATACTTCTCACCCAGTTCCAATAGTCCGTAATACTTGTCAAGTCCACGAGCGTCATAGTATAGACGTGTTGTAACAAGAGAATTCTCCTTTGTGAGTCGTGATTTCTGTGCTCTACATTTGATGAGGTTGCCAATCACTTCCTTACCGTCTTTCTCTTTAGATTTAGACAGGAAAATAATGTTAGAAGAAGCGTACTTGAGTCCGCTACCACCACCCATCTCTTTCGTGGGTACATATGCACCAACCACATCATAGGTGTGATTAGTAACCAATAGGGGAACACCTGCCTTACCAAGTTTCAAGGTAAGAACACGGAAGATAGACTTAACTACCTGAGCACGAGTCATATCCCTAGTCTCCTTGCCTGCTTCAGAGTCCTCAATCTCTTTAGTGGTAGATAGCATACCCAGTGAGTCCAGAACAAACAACATAGGTTGACGATCTGCCTCGGGTTGCTGAAGGTACCTGTCCAGAACTTTCAATGTTTGAGTCCTGAACTCCTGCACAGTCACAACAGGAACGAGGTACATACGATTGGAATCGATACCTCGTTCCTCAATCATCGACTTAGAAATGGCGGATTCTGACTCAAAATAAAAGACTCCAGCATTAGGATTAGACTCAAGGAAAGAACGAACGATACTAAGAGCAAAAAAAGTCTTTCCAGTGCTTGATTCTCCTGCAAGAGCGGTGATTTTGTTTGCAGGAAGACCTCCAAAAATGGAACCACTAAGTAAGGCATTGAGTATATGAGACCCAGTGTCAATAAAACTACTAACGTCGCCTGCAGCAACGCCATCACTGACCACACCAGCGTAGTCATTGTCTAACTCCTGTACTATATCAGCGAAAAATGATGATGTCATCCGAATAAAAACTCCAAGGTTGCTTGCGGTTCATGGTGCCAACCCATTGTATCAAGGATTGCCTTGAGTGGGTCGAGAAAACTCTTCTGAAATTGTAGTTCGTAATCCACTTGTTTGTCAAGTCCGAATTCTGTAGGAAGTGTTTGGAAAAAGGAGATGACGTTCTCGTTAATACGGTTTGGTTTGCGTAGGTACAAGAATTTGATCTTCTCTCCCTCCTGGATTAGAGGAAACTTATGTGTTAACTTATGCTTTTTCATGTAGTGATTGTAGAGCAGTGCTCCACGTACATGGATGGGACATGACTTGCCATAGATTGAGTGCGGCGAACTGTTCTTGGCAATGTTATTGCAACCACGAGGGAATGCAATATCTTCTAGTGGCATGACTTCAAACTTCTGACGGAAGTCTGAGACAAACTTCTGCAGTTCATCTTCACTGCCACTCATCATGATCTCAAGTGCTTCCTTAATCTTCGTGCGACATGCACCAGGAGTGGAAGACTTGACTGCTTCGATACCCATCATTTTTAGTTTGGGTTTCTCAAAACGAACACCCTCAATGTCCCATGCATTAAGGATGTATCTCTTCTTAGCAGTCCAGATGCCCTTGTTAGCGATAGTCTCACGCTTCATGAACATCTTCTGCTCGTATGCATTTACATAGGTTGCCAATTCTTGGTAAGAATTCGAGATATACTTTTCAAGTTCCACTTCACACACCTTGTCAAGGAACCCAACAATGCTCGCACTGCCTTTCTCTCGCTTCGCGAATACAGTTTCAACCAAAGGACCCATATTGAGGTAGATAGAGTCAGTGTCACTAGCAATAACGTAATCAAAATCATCTGTCTTAAGTAATTTGTTAAGGTAAGTATTCATCTTAGTTTCAATCCATCGGATACTTACCTGTCCTGATAGAGTAATCGCTTCAGCATTTGCCAAAGAGTAGTATCGGAAGTATTGGTTTCCGATGGCACCATAGGCAGAGTTGAGTTGGATCTTTCTTGCCATCTGGATGTTGTTGAATCTTGACACAGATTTTTGTAGTGCCAAGGTCTCCTCAGGTGTGGTGGCATTTTCAAGAGATTGCTTAGCGGCAAGCATTTGTTTCTTATAGATCTTTCGTTCTTCATAGATCCGTTGCATTATTTCGGGGAGGAACCCGTGTACATCTTTACGATACTGTGCACCATTAGCACAGACACAGTAGTTAGGGTCGGGAGTGATCTCCTTCTGCAGTAATTTATCTACTGTAATACCAGGGAACCTATCATCAACCAACGTCTCGGGTGAGATATTGTATTGCATGATCAGGTGTGGATACAGACTGTTAAGGTCAAAGGAAACAACCCAGTCATACATACCTGGCACTGGTTCTTTTACATATGCACCTGCATACTTATCATCTTTTTTGGTAGTGATCTTCGGGGGCACAACAATGTTACGTCCCTTCAGGTCATTGTAGATCAACGTGTCCCACATACGAACCTGAGAGTACACATCAGATAGGTTCACTTTAGCGTCATACGCTAGGGTAAGTGCCAACTCAAGTAAACGCATCTTATCTTCAAGACGGTCAACTAGGTTAACGTCTTGGATGTTGTACTCTACAAATCGTTGCCAGTCAGAAGTGTAGAACGCTTTGAAGTTCTCAAACTCACTGTGATCTAGTTTGTTCTGACCTAGTTCAACATATGCAATGTGATCTAGTCGATAACTTTCCTGGTTAGTATAAGTAAACTTCTGATATAGATCAATGTAATCTAAGATCGTTACCCCAGCAATTTCATATGCAAGGTTTTCACGACCTTTGATGACGATCTCACGTAAGTCTACCTTGTTCCATGGTGATAGTGAACGCATCCACTTCTCACCCAGCACACGCTCTATGCGTCTGCAGATATATGGGATGTCATACAGGTTACAGTTCCAACCAGTGATCACATCAGGTGTATTCTCCACCCACCAACTATGGAAATCCTTTAACATCTCCTGTTCAGTCCAGAACACACGGTATTCTGTCTCAGTAGAAGTAAACTCTCTGGTTCCCCATGTAATGGTTTCCTTTGTGTTCACGTTTTTCATCGTGATACACAGCATTTCCTCAGCGGATGCTTGTACATCGGGGAATCCATTCTCACAGGCAACCTCAATATCGATAGTCCAGATCTTCATCTGTTTCATATCGAAGTCAACAGGTCCCTTATACTTTTCAGAGATCCACTGGTAAACGAATCGTTCGTAACCATGAACCTCAATGCCTTCTACAGCAGTATATCTTTGAATGAATTCACGGGCATCCCGTGCACCATCAAATTTTTGTGGGTGGGCATACCGACCGTCAAGGGTACGATATGGTGACTCCTTCCTCTGATCCTGCGTGACAAAGAACAGGGTCGGTCGGATCCGATCACGGTACTTGACCTCCTGCCCATTCTCATACCCACGATAGAGGATGTTGTCGCCCAGTAGTAAAACGTTTGTATAGAACTTCATCCAGATGTTTTTGAGTGCAGGTCCGCCACCTTAGGTGATGGATCTACTATACTCAAAACCACGTCAGAAGTCAAGAACATGTAACGCTGATCTGTGTAGAGGGGATACTGTTCCAGTTGATCATCACCCATTACTTTGTAGCATTGTTCAATGAGGTAACTAGGTTCCTCATCCAACTCCGTCACTTTCCCCAGTAGATACAGGTGGTTTGTGAGAATAATCAACTTCAAAGTTTCCTGCATTGTCGTTCTCCATTGCTTTAATTAGTTCAAGGTATTTTCCCACCACTGATGGGTGAGGGTCATAGATAAGGGCAACCTGGTGGACTGCGACCACAATCTCAGGTTTGTTTGAGAGTGGACAATAAGGATAGAACTTCAGGTTAAGGTCGTTAACCTTCTGTGGTGCCTCAGTCGCGGGACGGTCTTCAAACAACATCTCAGTGGATTCTAAGATCTGCACTGAGTATGGTTTTTCAAACATGTATGCTACAGCACCAGGGGTATCCTCGTCTTTACGAATCTCCTTGATGTCAGCGATCACGTCTTCGCCGTTGACCATTCTTACGACTTTTACGGTCATTTTCTTTCTCCATTAATGTATTAAAACTATAGCGCACAATGTCAACTAATGCTTTCCTTGCTGTTTGATTTCTTTCATCTGCAAGGATGTGCACATATTGCATTAGGTGATCGACATATTCAGTTGGCACGTCCACCGTAACGGTTTCCGAGTTTTCCGTGTACTTAGGACACAGATTAACATACATGTTCATAACAACTCCAAACAAAAAAGAGACCACAAGGGTGGTCTCTTCGGTTGTGAATTATATAGGTCGTTTAGTAGTCCATGTTTCCACCATAACTGATACAGGTCTTTTTGTTTTCTGCTGATGATCTACACCACTGTCTAACATAGGCATCTGCATCTTGATTCATAGAGAAGTGGGCATGGTTATGAAGCATTCCTATCAGTGCTATCATCCCCAGCAGCGTCAGGGAGGTCAGCGTTCCTGGATTCGTTAGAAATTTGAGAACTAATTTCATACACCTTTCGTTTCTGATGGTCTGGAATGATTCTTTGTAATTCTACCACGAGTAATCCATTAGTGAAACTGACTGTGCCTACTTCGACATCATCACTCAGGTTGAATCCCCTAGCAAACGTGCGTGAAGACAATCCACGATGCACATACTCATCATCTTCAATATCATTCTTAGATGCAACAGATTTTACTAAGAGTACATTTGACTCAGTAGTTACCTCAACATCTTTTGGATCCCATCCAGCAAGTGCTACTTCAATACGCCATTTAACATTTGATTCTTTGACGATATTGTATGGAGGATATTGTCCTCCAGGATGATTCGATCCATATGAATGCAATCGATAGAAGATATCATCTAGTCCGACACTGTATCTGTTTGCAGCATCAAAAATCTTATCGACATCTTTCGATGTCCATCTAGTAAGGTCCATGTAACTTCTCCTTATAAAGCGAGATTGTATTGTGTGGTCCCCGAAGGCAACCGATATATTTATTAAAAGATAACAAAGATTGTATAGGGTGTATACCGATCTATATCATTCGGATTTCTAGAAAAATCTATCTGATAAATAGAGCTAGCACACGATATTGATTGGCAACAAATGAGAAAAGCATTCGTGCTTTTTGGAATGATAGCGATGACGGCACCAGCACATGCCGATATTACATCAAAGATGTCCAGTAGCGTTCAACTCAATGTTAACGCCGCCGCGACTCAAGTTTCGAGGATCGGGTCTTCCTATAGTATTTCTGGTACTGGTATTAATACCACAGACGGTACAACTGCAGGAACCATATCCACAGGAGCAATCACCTCAGGAATAATGGCACCTGGAGC